CTTTGTTATCAGTGTGATGACAAGGAGACTGCCGCGTTCATCGTTGACGATAGATACAAACAGATTGTCGAAGGCGATTTCAGCCGCAATGACCGCGAACAACGCGAGAGGGTTGCGCACATGATCGATTTGTGGTTCGAGAAGCTGGGTTTTCCCGGCTGGTATCGCCAACTTATGTTCGACATGGAGCGTTACCCCTTGACAAATTTCAAATTCGGAGTAAAGGTAATGTTATCTTACCAGTTGGCCACGGGCACCACTAATACCACCTTCCGGAACTCTTGCTATAATTTTGGCATGTTCGCAGTCACCTGCAGACAGCAAAATGTTACTGGCAAGGCTCTGGTCTTAGGTGATGATATTCTGGCGTGCCTCAACAAGAGACTCGATTTGAGAAAGTGGATAAGCACGGTTGCAGACTTCAAAATGGTGCTCAAAGCCAAGTCTCCCGCGCTCAATGGTGAAGCAACGATCCTGTCCCGCCGCATTTTTGCCAACGTCGAGGTGCCATTTATGGTGCCCCTGCTTGGCAAGATGCTAGTCCGCTTCAACGTACGGAGTAATCAGAACAGCGCCATCAGTGACTCTGCCAGTATGGCAGCTAAAGCGTTATCTTACGCTTTTGGCTGTCAGAATGTGCATCTACTGAGGGATATTTTTCTCCGACGTTACGAAATGGAAGACGACAAGGCGAGCGTCTCTTTGTCCGATCTTGGTTGGCAAACCAGATCAATGGGTTACACAGTTGACGAGATCAAACGGCGCACGCTCGACGCGCCCAATCTCATCGACGACTCTGATTTCAGTGAGTGGTGCACCGACGTGTACAACCTTGACTTCATCGACGTCGTGGAACTGTTCGAACAAACGGTGCTTGACCCAAGCAGAACCGTGCTCGAGAACCCCAACATCGAGAATATGCGCAAGGACTACGATTAGAAACCGTGTCGAATACCGGTCGAGGTCGCTTAACCGCTCTGATCTCGGGTTTGACACCATTGCTATACCGACAAATACTAGCAGCCCTCCGGGTTAACGTCAAAAAA